ATGGACGGCGATATGGACATGGACTCAGGAAATGGCGACGCTGAAGCAGCAATGACAAATGTCGAAGATGCAATGGATGAGCTTAAAGCAATCTTTGCAGATCTTATGGGTAGTGACATGGGCGACGAAGAGGACATGGGCGACGAAGTTGCTGATGAATTCGACGACATGGACCTAGGCGATGACATGGACGATGACATGGACGATGACATGGACGATGACATGGACGATGATCTGGAAGATGATAAACTTGGAGAGGATGCCAAGCTGCATAAGCAAAGCGTCACAATGAAAGGTGATTCAGACGGTAAAGCATCACCACTCAAGCAAAACCTTAAGGGTATCAGTGACAAAGGCGCGCCAGTAAAATTTGCCGGCGGTGACGAAAAAGGTGGTAAAGTTTCACCACCAAAGAAAATGAACACCGTTGGGCCACAAGATCAAAAGGGTAAAATGGACAAAAAAGTTCCAGCCCCTAAGAACGCAAGCGAAAAAGCCAAATCGAATATTGGTAGCTAAGGAAAATTGATTGATGTTTAAACCACTTAGAGAAGTTATGTCTCCGGATGCAGCGAAGATTATCATTGAAAGCCTTGATGACGGCACAGGTGGTAAGAGTCTCTACATGCAAGGTATCTTTATCCAAGGTGATAAACGCAATCAAAATCAACGTATATATCCTGTTAATGAAATCACTAGTGCTGTAAAAACACTAAAAGAAAAGATTAACGGGGGATTTTCAGTCCTTGGAGAAGCAGATCATCCAGATGATCTAAACATTACTATCGACCGCGTATCACATGCAATTGTTGATATGAATATGCGTGGAAACGACGGTATTGGAAAACTAAAATTATTGCCCACTCCAATGGGCAATATATGCAAAACACTACTGGAAAGTGGTGTAAAGCTCGGGGTCAGTTCACGTGGTAGCGGGAATGTAGATGGTTCAGGCAACGTGTCTGAATTTGAAATTGTTACAGTTGATATTGTGGCAAACCCAAGTGCACCAGATGCTTATCCGGATCCGATTTATGAGCAAATCATGGGTCACCGAAGAAGCAGTGTATTTTGGGACGTCGCACAAAGCGTGAATCATGATCACAAAGCAAAGAAGTATCTCAAAGAAGAGATGATTCGATTTATACAAGACCTAGGGAGAAAATAAGCATGCCTAAGTCATTTAATGAAATCCTTGGCAATGGAGTTATAAATGAAGAACTTCAGTCAGAACTAAATGAGGCGTTTGAAAACCGCATTGCGGAAGAACGTGAAACACTGACAGCAGAATTGCGCGAAGAATTTGCGTCACGTTATGAAAATGACAAGACCCAAATTGTTTCAGCAATGGACACTATGCTAAGAGAAGCTATTAAGACTGAACTCGACGAGTTTGCTCAAGATAAAGCAAAAGCTGCTGGAGAGCGCGTTCGATATAAGAAAGCGGTCAAAGAGCATGCCAAAATGCTTGAATCTTTTATTAATGAAATTCTGTCAAAAGAAATTCGTGAACTAAGAGAAGATCGAAAAGCACAAAAGACTAATTTTGGAAAGCTGGAAGAGTTTGTTCTCAAGCAGCTATCCACAGAACTAAACGAATTCCATGATGACAAGCGTTCTCTAGCAGAACAAAAAGTCAAAATGGTACGTGAAGGCAAGAAGGTAATTGAACAAGCAAAGCGTAACTTTATCAAGAAGGGCGCAGCGCACCTCGGAACCATGGTAGAAAATGTTATACGCATGGAGTTAACCACTCTACGTGAAGACATACAATCTGCCAAGGAAAATGAGTTTGGACGTAAAATCTTCGAAACATTCGCAAGTGAGTTTATGACTAGCACCTTAAGCGAAAGCACACAGGTGGCAAAACTTGCTAAACAAATTATGAACCTTAAGCAAAACATTGCAGAATCAAATGAAGCAATACATGCTAAGGATCGGCAGCTTATGGAAGCGACGCGTAAGGTTAAGATCGCAAATGATCTCAGCGAGCGCAAGCAGATTATGAGCGAAATGCTTGGTCCACTAAACAGAGGACAGAAAGAATTAATGGGAACACTACTTGAAAGCGTCAAGACTGTACAGTTGAAGATGGCATACAAGAAATATCTTCCAAGCGTTCTATCCGAAGATTCCGATGTCGCGACACAAGTAAAAGACAAGGCCAGACTCACTGAAAGCCGCAAAACACGCGAAGTTAGCGGTGACAAGGCAAATAAGGGCAACCGACCAGACGTTGGTGGCTCAGCTGATATTATTGAACTCAAGAAATTAGCAGGACTAAGCTAAAGGACATTATAAAATGAAAGATATTCTATTCGAAAACTGGGCAGCAACCAAAGAAGCACTTACCGATGGTTTGTCCGGTAACAAAAAAGCAGTTATGGAAACTGTGCTTGAGAATACCAAGCGCAACCTAACAGAATCTGCATCCATTGGTGCAACTTCTGCAGGTAACATTGCAACACTTAACAAAGTGATCTTGCCAGTTATCCGCCGTGTTATGCCTACTGTTATTGCAAACGAACTAGTTGGTGTGCAGCCAATGACCGGCCCTGTTGGTCAAATCCACACTCTACGTGTACGTTATGCAGAAACATTCGACTCAGCAGTTGCTGGTGATGAAGCATTGAGCCCATTCCAGATTGCAAACGGTTACTCAGGTAACGCTAGCACTGACCGTGCTGAAGCTACTTCAATTCTTGAAGGCCGTGCTGGTCGCAAGCTAAACATTCAGGTCCTCAAGCAGACCGTCGAAGCAAAGACTCGTAAGCTCAGCGCACGTTGGACTTTTGAAGCAGCACAAGACGCACAAGCTCAGCATGGTCTAGATGTTGAGGCTGAAATCATGGCAGCTCTTGCACAAGAGATTACTGCTGAGATTGACCAAGAGATCCTAGCATCTCTACGTAGCCTTGCAGGCCCAGCAGCTGGTACATTCGACCAGGCTGGTGTTTCAGGTACAGCAACTTTTGTTGGTGACGAGCATGCTGCTCTAGCAGTTCTAATCAACAAGGTCAGCAATGATATTGCTGCTCGCACACGTCGTGGCGCAGGTAACTGGATGGTTGTTTCTCCAACAGTCCTTACAGTTCTACAAGCTGCTACTACAAGTGCATTTGCCCGCACAACTGAAGGTCCTTTCGAGGCACCTACCAACACCAAGTTTGTTGGTACACTAAACGGCGCCATGCGCGTTTATGTTAACCAGTATGCAACTGACGACACTGTTCTTGTTGGTTACAAGGGTTCAAACGAGACTGATGCAGCGGCGTTCTATTGCCCATACATTCCTCTAATGAGCTCAGGCACCGTGCTTGATCCTAATACGTTCGAGCCAGTAGTAAGCTTCATGACACGTTATGGTTATGTTGAACTCAGCAACCAGGCATCCAGCCTTGGTAACGCTGCTGACTACCTAGCACGTATTAACGTTACAACAAACAACCTCAGCTTTACTTAATAGTAAACTGCGGAACAATTGAACCGGCCCTAGGGCCGGTTCAATGCAATAGCATTTCATCTTACATTAAAATTTTATTATGAAACAATAAATAGTATTAACGCAGGCGAGTAATTTGTTCGGTTTAACTGCATTATAATGGGGGCCAAGATCAATGACAAGAGTAACTAGACCAACATTTAAAACAAGCACAACCACACTATATCCAAGTAGTGGCGCAGGCGCAATTTCAGCAGCCGATCTCCGTGCGCAAACTGACAATATAGCAGATTCAGTTGGCTTTGTTTATGTAAATACAACCAATCCAGCCGCATCAGATGACATTGGTGATGGATATGTGCCTGGTGACATTTGGGTCAATACTACTAGTGATACTGACTATATTTGCGTGGATAATGCTGCTGGTGCAGCCATATGGCAAGCCAAACAACCACTAGATGCAGTTCTTACAAACACTACTGCCAGTTTTACTACAGCTCAAGAAACCAAACTAGGTGGCGTAGAAGCCCTGGCAGATGTGACAGACGCCGCCAATGTAACCGCCGCAGGCGCCGTCATGGACAGTGAGGTTACAAACCTTGCTGATGTGAAATCTTTTGATCCAGCTGATTATGCTACTACCGTGCAGGGCGTTAAGGCTGATCAAGCCGTTTGGACCTACGCAACGGCAGTAGTGACCACAAGCGGAACGGCGTTCGACTTCGATAGCATCCCAAGCTATGCGAATGAAGTTCAGCTTATTCTTTCCGAGGTGTCACTGTCTGGAACGGATAGCTTGTTTATCCAAATTGGTGACGCAGGGGGGCTTGAAACTTCAGGATACACGGGCGGTCATGGCGGTTTTGTCACGGCTGGCAACAACGTTGTCGCTGCATCAGCTTCTGGTTTTACACTTTTGGTATCTCTCGCCGCGCGGCTCATAAGCGGCGTGGTAACGCTATCGCGCCTTGATGGCAACACTTGGGTTTTGGTTTATCTCGGGGGGTCAGGCGATGCCGTAGTTTACATGACAGGCGGTTCTAAAACCTTATCTGCAACACTTGACCGGGTGAGGTTTACGCGCACTGGGACTAATACATTCGACGCCGGGTCACTTGTCGCACGTTGGAGGGCATAAAACCACGCATCTTAGATGACTGGCCATGGT